GTTGTCGGCGGCTCCTGCGCCGACGTAGCACCATCAGGGTTCTCGACGTTCGACACGACACCGATCAGCACCTCGGTGAGTGGGATGGTTTGGGTGATGAGCTGCGGCGCACCCGGCATCAGACTTCGACCAGCGCCTCGGTCAACGTCAACGTGACGGTGAACCGTGCGATCGGTCCGCCTTCGCGGCCCAGCGACCCGACCTCAACCTGACCAAGCCCAGTCAGTTCGACGCCATCAGGGCGAGTGAACAACTGGGTACAGGTCGCCCCACCCCACGACGAACGGGCCAGCCCGGCGCACACCGCCGCGTAGTTCGCGAAGATCCCCGCCTTGGTGCTGCCTGCGATCGGATCGCCTGCGTGGTCGACATCGCCGAGCAACTGAAACGCGATGACATGGACTGCCTGGTCGTCGTACAACTGGCGGGCCAGCGTCCCGCCGACCGCGTACAGGTCGACGTTCGATCCCTTCGCCGGCTGCGGCATGTAGGCAAGCTCGAGGTTGAGCGGCTTCATCGCTGGGGTGACCATGCCGAAAGCGTTGGAGGTCCAGTCGCCGAAATCGGCCGGGTAGTCGAACGCCATCAGGACGCCGCCCACGCTCGAACAGGCCCCTGCGACACCAGCGTCTCAGCGGCACGACGCGGCTCGGTGGTCGGCAGGTTGAGGTTTTCGATGTTGAACCCGCCGTCGGGCATCGCTGCGACAATCTTCGCGATCGACGCATCCGACAGGGTCACCGAACCGGGGCCAGCGACCGCTGACATCTGTGCGGCCATCGGTGTCGACGTGCCGGGGATCGACGCTCCGAGCTCGTGGTTCGGGATGATTGTCCCGCCGACGTTCGCCTTGAACCGCTCCGGGCCGTTCTCCCCAACGATGTACTCGCGGCCAGCGGCGACAGGCCCGCCTCGGGCGCGACCGGCGAGCGGGATGCCGAACTGATCGGTCGGCACCTGCTGGCCGGGGTTCGCCGACTCAGGCCCACGCGCAGCGGACGGGAGCGGCACTCCCGGAATGGCGAAGATCGGGATCCACTCACCGAGCGCCTTCAGTCGGGCCTCGGCGGGGGTCGTGTCGGCGTCGATCGCGACAGTGCCGCCGAACAGCGGGATCCACTTCGACAGCCCGTCGAGGTCCAGTTCGGCCTGCGTGGTGTTGGCGTCGATCGCGACGCTGCCGCCGTTGTCCGCCCGCCAGTCCGTGAGGATCTGCGCAGCGCCTTCGAGGTCCCCCGCGTCAACCGCAGCGAGCACCGCAGTGGACACCTCGGGCGGGATCTCCTCGCCGAGCAGATCGCCGTACAGGGTGATGCGGGCCATCGCAGCGGCGTCACCGGACACCGTGATCGCCGTGTCGATCTGCCAGTCCGACAGCCCGATGGTTTCGAGCAGAGGAGCGATGGACTCCTCGGCCACCCCGGCGTCGCGCATGATGTCGATCGCCATCTGCTTGTACGACTCGGCGAGCGCCTCCGCACCGGCAGGGTCGGTCACCGCGAGCTGCGCGACCTCGGCCGCGGCCTGCTCGCCGAACCCGATCAGGCCACGCAGCCCGTTCTCCTGCGCCTCGGTGTACTTGCCTGCAGCAGCCGCCGCCCGGTCGTACACCTTGGGGAGTTCCCACAGGTCGTCCGTGGCGCCGCCAGCGTCGGCTTCGACGGGCACAGCGACCGGGTTTGTCTTCGCCCACTGGGCCAACTGTGACGCCGCACCATCGAGGTCGCCGGCTTCGATCGCGGCTGTGACTGTTGATGCGATGGTCGCCGGGATCTTGCCCTGCAGCAACGAAAGGTAGGACTGAATCTCGAAACGGGCGGCGTCCTGGCCCGACACCTTCAACGCGGTTTCGATCGTGGATGGGGCCAGGCCCATCGTTTCGATCATCTTGGCGATCGCGGCCTCGTTCATGCCCGCCGCGCGCATCTGCCCGACGTACTCCTCGCGCAACCGGCCTGCCTCGCCGCGCACCTCGTCGGCGCTGCGTCCCGATTCGATCAACGTCCCGAGGTAGTCGGCGGTCGCCTTACCGAGGTCGAGCATGTTGTTGATCGCTGTGCGCTGACCCTTGCGGTACTCGCCCATCGACGCCGCGGTCGTGTCCAAGTCCGGGGGCAGGCGGCGCAACGTCTTGCGGAACTTCTCGTAGGCGTCGCCGAGGGACAGCGCCGATTCGACCTGATTGTCGAACATCGACGAATCAGCGATCGACTGAACGAACGCGTCAGACGCAGACGCGAGCGCACCCATGCGGATACCCAGCTCGGACAGCGCAGGGTCGGCGCCCTGGGCGGCGTCGCCGAGCCGGTCGATAGCGTCGCGTGCCTCATCGGCCGACGACTTCGTTTCGTCGGCACCTTCGGCGGTTCCGAACAGCCCCTCGCGCAGCGACCGCAACGCCGACCCGGTGTCAAGGTTGGCGCCCAGCATGTCGTCAAGCCGTGTGGAGTCTTCGATCGACTGCGAGAACGCGTCGACGCCGGCTTCGACACCGGTCAGCCAGGCGCGAGCCAACTTCGCTTCGTTCTCTAGCGCCGTCATGGCGTCCGCGAGCGCGTTGGTTTCCTCGGCGGCCCCGTCCATCGCCCCGGCCTCGGTGTCAGCACCGTCGGCCAGGTCGTCGAGAGCGCCCTTGGCGCCGCCGAAGATCGGCATACCCTTTGCGAGTGCGTCGGCGTTGCGGTTCGTAGCTGCAGCGGCGGCGAGGTTGGCCGGGGTGAGCCCACCATCCATGCCCGCGGCGAGGTCCATCATCGCCTGAAGGCGTTCACGCTCGCCTTCGGTGAGAACTGCACTCTCGCCGGTGAGCTGCATCATCGCCGAAGCCAGATCGGTCGTGTTGTTCGTCGACAGGCCAGTGACATCAGAGAAACGCAGCGCCTGATCTGCTAGGTAGCCGTACGCTTCGGAGTTGTCTCCCAGTTCACCCTGCGCTGCGGCGAGGATCTGCACGAACCCCTCGACGTCGCCGCTGTTGAACGCGTTGGCAGCCGACTGCGCGACGGCGTCGAGTTCGGACTTGACGCGCTTGGCTTCGTCGGACTCGAACGGGCGCAGCCACCCAGGGCCACGGAAGATGTCTTCACCGTTCGACAGGTCCATCGCCTGTCGTGCGTGGAGTGCTGCGGCGTCGACCTGATTCTCAAAGTCGCCGATGTTCTCAACCGTGAGCCCGACCGGCACAGTGATGCCGGCTGCGTCGGCCAGACGTTCGACGCCCTGGACTGCCTCTTCGGGGGTGCCGCCATGCAGGACGAACTGGTAGCCGATCTCCAACAGGTACGCCTGCTGCATGTCGACGTCGCCGTACTTCTGCAGGGTGGCTAGGGCTTCCTCGTTCGCCTGCCGGAACTCGCCGATCGTGTCGACAGCGTCACCGGTTTCGCCTTCGAGCCGGCCGATCTCCTCCACCGCCACCCCTGCGGAGTCGGCTAGTGCCATAGCCGAATCGCTGGCGTTCTGATGCGCCTTGGCGAAGTCCTCGGACCGCTTCTGGCCTAGGTACAGCAGCCCTGCGAGCGCGACAAGGCCCACCATGATCGCGGCCTGCGGCCCGAACATGGTGGTCAGAGCGGTGCCTGCGGACAGGCCCGAGTTCGTCATCAACGAGAAGGTGGTCGCCATGTTGCGACCCGCCAACACCATGCGGCCCAGCCCCTCCGTCACAGGGGCGTACAGGGTGGTGAGCTTGCCGAACGCCCAGATCGCCGGGCCGGTCGCCGCAGCGATCCCAGCGATCGCCATGATCCCGTTCCGCACCCCGCCGGGCAGCCCGGCGATGGAGTTGGTCAGCGACGCGGCCCCTTCGGCCAGCTTCGTGAACAGCCCGACGGGCCCCGAAGAGATCGCGAGCGATTCGAGCGCGCCCTTCAGCTGCTCGACCGCGCCGTTCAGCCCGCCCATCTTGGCGTCGGCAAGGTCCTGGGCGACGCCACCCGACTTCTCGAGCAGGTCGTTCATCCGTTCCAGAGCGGGCGCGCCAGTGCCGACCAGCGCCTGCATGGCGCCGGCCGTCTCACGGCCGAACAGCCGGTAGATGTCGGATGTGGTGGCGCCCTTGTCGTTCAGCTGCTGAACGATGTCGGCCATCGGGAGGAGCTTCCCGGATGCGTCGGTGACGGACAGGCCGAGCCGGTCGATCACAGCCTGCGCCGCGGACGACGGGGCGACCAGCGAGGCGATGATGCCGCGCAGCGCGGTGCCGGCCATCGTGCCGCGAATCCCGTTCTCTGCGAGGAGCGCCAGGATCGACGACGTGTCCTCGAGGTCCATGCCGACGCCCTTGGCGATCGGGCCGACCATCTTGAACGCCTCGCCGAGCTCGCGCACGTCGGTGTCCGACGCGTTCGCCGTCTGCGACAGCACATCGTTCACCCGGGACAGTTCGGACACTTCCATGCCCATCCCGGACAGGACGTTCGTCGCGATGTCCGCCGCCGAGGCGATGTCGAGCGACGCCGACGCCGCGAGCTGCATGACCGCTGGCAGGGCTGCGTAGGTCTGCTCGACGTCGAAGCCGCCCTTGATGAGCTGCGACATCGCGTCGGCAGCGGCGCCGGCCGAGAACTGGGTGTCGGCGCCCATCTTCATCGCCTGGGTGGAGAGCATCTCCATCTCGGCGGTCGACCCCGATGTGAGCGCCTGGATCTCGCGCATCGATGACTCGAAGTTGCCGGCGGTGATCAGCATAGCTGTGCCGGCCGCCGCGATCGGCAAGGTCAGGCCGCGGGTCAGGTCACCGCCGGTTTCGGTCGCCCGCTTCCCGAGCGACGAGATCCGGTCGACCCGGTTCGCCATGTCCTCGGTCGCCGCAGCGGCCTTGCCCATCGCCTTCTCGTAGCCATCGACAACAGCCCGGAGCCTGACGGTGAGCGTGCGTTCAGCCATCAGGACCCCTCCACTTGCGACACGGTGAACAGCAGGCCGGCGGTCGACCCGCCTGCCTCCTGAAAGGACTTCGATTCGACGTCACGCGCTTCGCACGCCTTGCAGCGCAACGCGGTCGCCTCGTAGTGCGGCCCGTCAGGGTCCATGCACTCGTCGCGCGGCTGGCCGCACCCGGAGCACAGCGACGCCTGCCACCGCTGCCACTCCAACGCGGCGGCGGTGTCCTCTTCCAGCCATTCGGGCTGGCCGGCGGCTACGACTCGTCCGAGGAAGACGGATCGGGCGATTCCTCGGGGGACGCAGTAGTCGAGGATGTCCCGTTCGACGCCGCCGTATCGGAGCGCAGCACGGATTTTGGGACGTCGTCAGCTCCCACGTTCACCGAGATGGCGGCGTTCCACAGCTTGACGAACTGGCCGTCGGAGAGGCGGTCGACGAGCTCGACGGCCTGCTCGGGTTCCATCGCCGGTTCGACCGCCGATGCGGCGATGAGCGCGGCGGGGAACGTCTCTTCATTGAAGTCGAGGCGAGCGGAGCGGTCCTGCTTTCGGGCCGGGTGCTGCGCCTTGACCTTCATGTACTGGTGGCGGCCGAGCGCCTCGAACGTGAACGGGAACTCGGACTCTGCGAGCTCCGTTTCGACGGTGCGGAGCTCGTCGAGGATGCCGGGTGCCTGCGGGTCACGGTTCTGCTGCAGGTCGTCGCGAACGGCGAGCTGGTGCGCGTGCTTGAGCTCGGCGTGACGCGCCAACAGATCGGCGCGCATCGTGACGAACACCGTGACCCTCGGGGGCTGGTAGCCCCCGAGGAAGTCATCGATGGAGCCGCTCACGCTGCGACGACAGCCTTCAGGTTGGGCGCCGACGTGACGGCAAGCGACACGGCGAACCGCTGCTGCTCGTTCGCTGCGGACGGCTGCATGACCGGCTGGTGCATCTGCGCCGGGTACACCTCGACGCGCTGCGCCGCGGCCCATGCGGTCGCCACGGCGATGCCGCGACGAACCACGATGTGACCGTTGGTGCCGTACACGAACAGCGTCCACGCGTCGTCGTCGGCGGCGACGGAGTCACGGAACATGGTGAGCTCGAGCGCACCGCCCCACGAGCCGACCAGCTGTGCGTCGAACGTCTCGGCGATCGTCGCCGAGTCGACCATGTTCTGGTTCTGCGGGGTGTTCAGTCCGTCCTTGGTGACGAAGTTGGTGAGCGGGGTGCCGGCGCCGAGCTCGGCGGCGGTCGGTGCCGCGATGTCGGCGATGGTGGTGACCCACTCGATGCGGGTGTAACCCTCGTACACGAAACGTGCCATTGATCAGTCCTCCTGGGACTCGGGGATGACGCTCTCGGGCGTCGTGGTGGTGGACCGTCGCGGGCGACGTGTGGCCGGCTTGTCAGCCGTGGGGTTCTCGGCCCGGCGCCAGCCGGACTTCTCGTAGACCGACAGGGCCGCCTCGGGGACGGTCGCTGTCAGCCCGCCGTCGTGGATCACGTCGACGAACTCATCGGCCATGACGGCCTCCTTGTGGTGCGCCCCGTCAGGCGGGGGTGGTGGTCACTCGGAACCGGTCGGTCGTGATGAACACGACCGGTTCGACGGTGTCGTCGCGTCGGCATCCGTTGAGGACGTCGACGCGGACGATGCAGACGCTGCGCCCGGTCACGGTCAACGCTCCGGGGGCGCACAGCGCGACGCGTGCGACGTCGCCGACCGCTTCGGCCTGCTCGCGTGTCGCTCCGACACCGGTGATCTGGTACAGCGAATCGGCGTCGTCGTCAGGTGCGCTGATCGGGCCGTCGGTGTTGCCGCCGGCGAGCGCGTGAACCACTGCGTACGGCACGAAACTGGACAGCCCTGCGGCGCCCTGCCAGCCGCTGCCGGTCGGCTGCTCGCCGTCGCCGACGGCCAGGTCCGCTGCTTCGAGCTCGGCGATCAAAGCGTCGGTGACGACCCTGTTCGCGACGACGCCCATCAGAGATCCGCGACGATCCGCTCGAGGTCCGCGACGAACAGCGGGGACACCTCGTTCAGCGCGGCGAGGAGCAGCGGCCGGGGAGGCATGTCGGACGTGCCGAACTCGTAGAACAGCCCGACGGGCTTTCCGTCGGGGTCGGGCGGCGAGTACACCCGGCGGCTCAGACCGCGGGTGTCGTAGCGGATGCCCTCGGCGGTGCCGAGCCACGGCCGGTCCTGCGCGGCGGACGCTCGGGCCTTCTCGGCGACCTGCCTGGTGTGGCGGGTCAGGCTGCCGCTGATCTTGCGCGACGTGCCCTTGGGCGCCTCGGCGAGCTCGACGCCGAACTTGCGGAGATCGGAGGTGTCGAAATCAGCCACGGTCGATCACCTCCTCGACGACGAGCCGCTGGTCGATCTGCCACGAACCTGCCGGCACCGACGTGACACGCCACGACCTTGTCGTGATGTGCGGATCGTCCGACACCGTCACCTGAGCGACATCGCCAACGGCGAACGGGCCTTCGTCGTACGGGACGGTCAGGACGTACTGGTCGGCAGTGACCGGTGTGTCGTCGCGCCGCTGGGCGTCGGAACGTGTCGACGCCGGCCGGATGCGGCACTTCCCGGTGTAGACCGTCGTCGGCGTTGACGGCGTGTAGAGCAGCGTCTCAGCGTCGAGGTCCGCTGTGCCTGGATAGTCGAGCCGCTTCACGGTGCAGGTGTCCGGCATCGCCAGACCCGACGTGTACCGCAACGCCTCCAACTCTTCAGCGGCGAAGTCGGTCACGTCCGTGTCGACGTCGACAAGCGACGCCGAAACCTGTCAGCCATCGCCATGCATGTCGCAGCGACCTGCGCCCGCTGGAACTGCTGACCGTCCGTCGTGAACGTGTACCGCGACGACGCAACAGCAGCTTTGGCTTCCCATGCGAACATGGCGGCGAGGTCAAGGTTGTACGTCGGAGCCCACGCCGTGCCGTTGTCGACCCAGACCACCTGATAGTCGGTGACCCTGCGACGATCATCGCGAGGCAACGCCGACAGGTCAGGCCACGACGGCTCCACTGTCCCGGTGGTGCCACCGACGACACATCGCCAGTAGCGACCCGATTCGACAATCACCGCGCCGGGCAGAACAGCGGTAGCCGACGTCCAGCCGGCCGCTGTCGCCGCGTTCTCCTGGGTGTTCCCAGCAAGATCGACGACAGCGGACCGGCTCAGGATGTCAGCGAGTTCTCCCGCGTCAAGGGCAGGGTCCTCCGTCGACGCGCACATGGCGCCGAGACGTGCGAGGGCCTGAGCCTTGTTCACGAAGACCCGTCAGTCCTCTGCGTCGGCCGGCTTGGCCTTCGCTGGCGCGCGGCGGGCGGTAGCGGGAGCGGGGAGCTCCCACCGGTAGCCCTGTGACGGGTCGCCCTCGACGTTGTCGACCTTCACGGGTTCAACGTCGAGGGCGACCAGATCGCCGCGCTCCACCTTCTCGTCATGACGCTCGCGCTGCATCGTCCCTTCGCGGGGCACGTCGAGCTCGAAGATCACTCCCGAGTTGGAGCGGAAGAAGTCGCCCATCAGACGTTCCGGGGGACGCGGTAGGCGGTGACGGTGCCGGCGAACGAGGCGGCGAGGTCGATGTTGACCGAACCGTCGGACTGCACGAACCGTGCCGACTCGAGCGGGCCGACCCACACGACACCAGTGGTGGCGGGGACCGTCACGGCGAGGTTGCCCTGACCGGCGGACAGCGCGGGCGGCGAATCGCCAGCGACGATCGTCGCTACACGGTCGGAACCGTTGGTGTTCGCGAAGCGCAGGATCAGCTCTTCGCAGGGGACGCCGGTGACGACGTGATCGTTGGTGGGGTCGGCGGTGGTGCCCGCGGGCTCCGTGACGCCGGTGTTGGCGGTGAGGGTGGTCACCGTGACTGCTGTGCGTGCCATCTCAGGCACCTCCTATGGATCGAACGGGTTGTGGGTGAACAGGTCAGCCCCCGGCACGCGATGTGCCGGGGGCTGGTCATCAGGTGATGGAAGCGACGACGGTCGCGATGCCCGACGGGCGGACCAGCTTGGCGCCGTAGACGTGCAGGCCCTTGAGGGCGTCGGAGAACGCCGACTCGGGGCGGTACGCCTCGACCTTGACGATCTGCTCAGCGAAGCTGATCGCGCCGGGGTAGCCGGCGATGACGGCGTAGTCGTCACCGGTCACGAGCGGAGCGTTGTTCGACACGAGCAGATCGAAGCCGAGCAGACGTCCCACGGAACCGTTGCGGAGTCCCTCGGCGGTGCCGGCGGCGTCGACCTGGATCAGACCAGCACGCTCCAACAGCAGCCCGTGGTACCACGGCGGGATCACGCAGTAGCGGCCCTCGCGGGGCACGTTGGCCTCGTCGAGCTTCACCATCAGCTTGCGGATCTGGGTGAACGCCAGGTCGGCGGTCGTCACGGAGACGGTGCCGATCTGGTTCGCCGAGTCGGCGCCCGTGTAGAGGCCGGCGACGTACTGGTCGGCGGTGTCGGCCAGCCCGTAGGCGGACTCCGACGCTGCCTCGTTCATCAGGGCGCCACCATCGGCGGACTGACGCAGGTCGATGTCGTCGACCTCGAACGCGAAGTACTTCGACTGGTCGATGAGCAGCGCCCGCTGGGCGTCGGTCAGCGTCTCCGGGGTGATCGTGGTCGAGTCCTTCGTGTACGACCCGATGGTCGGACGGGAGATCGACGTGATGCGGACGGTGTCGCCCTTGGCAGACACCTCGCCCTCGTAGTTGCGGTTCACGACGGACGGACCGGCGTAGACGAGGGCCTTCTTGAGGGACGAGAGGACCTGGGCGGACCAGACCTCCGGGATGAAGTTGGTGATCGCCATGTCGGCGTTCCTCCTAGGTTCAGGTGCGGGTGGTCACGCCGAGGAGGTCGTCGAGGTGACCACCTTCACGGAGTGTGTTGATCTCGTCGGGCGACTTGCTCGAGAGCTCTGATCTGTCCTTGACCTGCCAGGGCCGGCCGGGGGTGTCCCCGGTGCCGTTGCCTCGGGCGCCACCGTCGAACGACGACGGTGTGGCGGCACCCTTGAGGTACGGCTTGGCTGCGAGCAGTTCTGCTACCGCCGTGTCCGCGCCTGTGACCCGACCGGCGTCGTCGATGGTCACTGCGTTCTTGTCGAGAAGGGTGATGACGGCGTCGACATCGACGGCGCCTGCCTTCGCGGCTTCGTTGGTGACCGCTGAGCGGATCACCTGATCTGCGAGCGTCCACGCCATGCCCTCGGCACGGCGGGTCGCTTCGGTTGCCTCGCGGCGGAGACGTTCTGTCTCCGTTTCGTTCTCCTGCTCGATGGTGGCGAGCCGGGCGGCCTTGGCCTTCAGGTCGTCGTAGTCGGCGAACTTCTCGCGCTCGCGCTGCAGGCGCGGGCCGAGCATCCGGTCGAACTCCTCTTGGGTCTGCGGCGCCTTGAACGCTGGCGGCGCGGGAGGATCGGCTGGGGGTGCGTCGCCGGATGCGGGCGCGGCGGGCGGGACGACTGCGTCGTCATTCATGGGGTGTTGCCTCCGGGTGGAGTGGACCGCCGCACGGTGCGGCGTGGGGTGTTACATGACTGCAGGGACGGTCACGCAGTGGCACTTGGTGTGCAGCGGACGCAGATCAGCGGCCCGGTAGACCTGCTGTGAAGCGGTCAGACAGAACGAACAGGCACCGGGATTCGGGCGCCGGCTGTACCTGTCGATCCCATGACGGGCCGCCGCAGCCTTGTTCGACTCAGCGGCCGCCAACATGACGTCACGGTCCGCGATCTGACCGGCATCAGCCCTGTCTGCAGCGGCGGCGAGGATGTCGCCGAAGTCGGAGCCGCCCCTGACACGGGCCATGACCGCTTCGATGTCGACTGGGTCAACGATGGCAAGCTCACCGGTAGCGAGCTGGACGTACGAATCGACGAACGACGCAGTGAGCTGCGCGGCGGACTGCGACGCAGCACGCACGGTTGTCGCGGTTTCGGTGAGGGTGCCGGCGTCGAACGCTGCACTGGCGACCGTTTCTGCGGAACCAGCGAGACGGATCAGGGCCGACTGGTAGGTGGCGGCGAGCCGGTCGAGCACGGCGGCGGAAGCCGCCACGTCACACCGTCTCTACGGCAGGCGCAGGCTCGGCAGGCATCGGGTCGACGCCAGTGCCGGCGACAGCGCGGTTCAGGGCTTCCTCGAGGAGCATCGTCTTGAATCGGGCGATCTGCTCCGGGGTGTACCCGGCGTCCTCCCAGAGCTGAGGCATCGGCACACCGATCGACAGCTTCTTGACGAGCGAGTCGACATGCTCCGATTCGGTGCGGGACTCCGGGTCGGCCCAGATCGTCTCCGCGGACATCGCGTCGGCGCGGGCGTCGCCCTGCGCCTTGAACCCGAGCCGGATGACCTCTTCCCACGACTCGCCGAAATGGCGGCGCTGCGACTTGACCTTCGCGATCAGGCCCGTCTCGGTCGCCTTCAGCGACTCACCGGACGGGAACTGGCCCATCCCGCCGAGCAGGTAATGAGGTGGTGTGCGCGAACGCGAGGCGAGCGACTGGATACGGTTCTCCAACGCTGTGACGTACGCCTTCAGGTCGTTCGATCCGAACTCGCCGAACTTCGCCTCAGAATCAGGGGTCGCCCAGAGACGATCGACAGCAGCCTTAAACGGCGCCTTGTCCTCACCGGTCGTCTCGTCCATCGCGACTTCGACACCGGTCGCCCAACGCTGCCTGAACGCCTGAAACTCCGAGGCGACGATCATGTCGCAAACCAGCTTGTTGATCTGATCCTGAGTCGACGTGACGTTGGCGAGCTCGGAACGGCCGCCGCCGAACAGGTTCGGACGGTTGATGAGCGGCACCATCGGCACTTCACCGAACGGGTTGGGGTCGCCGTCGACCTCGCGCCACTGCGCCGACGAGTCACTCTGACGCCACCGGTACAGACCGTCAGGCAGGTACAGGGTGCAGGCTTCCTCGCCTGTCCATTCGTCCTTCCACCGCTTCAACGCAGCGAGACGGCGGCGGCGGTCGCCGGGATCGCACGCGACGATCACTTGAGACGGATGCTCGACGGTGATCTTTGACCACTTCTCGCCCTTCGCTGGCGGCGCCACCAGAGCGAACGCACGCTCGCAGGTGATCGCTGTCGTGTGGGCGAGGTCGGAGTCGGCGTCCATGAACGACGCCTGCCACATCGCGTGAGCGTCCTCGTCGCCGGCCGGGTCTTCACCGATGCGGAACCCGTTGACGATCATCCGCTCAGACTCAGCATCGACGACCAACTGCATCCAGTTGTCGACGATCGCGCCGAGCATCCTGCCGAACGTCTCGCGGTACTTGTCAGTCACCACCCCAAAGTCAGGATGAACACCGTCGTAGTACCGCTGGAACTGTTCCGCCGTGCGGGCCTGCGTCTCTAGGCGTGGGAGAAGGAGTTCACGCCACCAGGCGGGCGACTGCACGACGTTGTCCACGTTCGCCCTCCCTAGAAGGTCATCAGCCGCTTTGATCGGGCGGGCTTGCGGTTCAGAGCACCTGCTGCGACGGCGTCGCCGCGGGCTTCCCACGACAGGCATCCGGCCATCGCGAGGTCGATCTTGCGGGGCGAGTCCGCACGATCCTTGGAGATGAGCCACAGCGGGTGGCCCTGGTCGTCGAGCATCCCGGTCTGGCCGACACGGCGGGCGTTCCCGACGTGCGTCTCGTACACGTCAGCGTGCTCGCCGCCGTACGACATCGCAGAGTCGGTCATCGCTGTGCGGTACGACTGCAGGGCGAACGCCATCGGCCGGCGACGGTTCGTCCACCACGGGATGACCTTCGGCTTGCCCTTCGGATCAGTGAACCGGCCGACCCACGCGTCGATCGTTGAATCCCAGTAGGGCGGGTCGCAGTACGCCGACCACACATCCCACAGGTCGAAACAGGCGGCCATCGCCTCGTCGACCTCACGCTCGCTGATCTCCCAGTCGTCATCGACATGGAGATGAGCGGGCCGTTCCCACACCTCGCTGACAACCTGATGGCCTGTCTCGACGTCGGTGGCGACGATCCCTGTCGAGTCACGGTGGCGTGCCCCGTCGAACCCGAGCGTCACCAGACGACCGGGAACGATCCCGTCGGCGGTGCGTAGCTTCTTGAACTGCACCAGATCGAACGCAGCGTCCGCAGCGGCGACGACACGGTTCCCGAAGAACCGTTCCGCCTGACCGGGATCGCCCTTCGCAGCGAGCCGTTCACAGTCCGCTTCGATGCGATCTAGGTCGACCCACGGCGCACCCGAGTATGCGTGTTTCAGGATGCGGCGACGTTCACGCTTGTTTGCCCATGACCCCGGCAACGGCTCCGGGTAGTCGATGTGGACATCGGTCGGCGTCTTCTCGATGTCCAACTGGGCGACCGATGCTTCGACCGGGTCGAACGCGTTGGTCGTCGCTTGCCACCGTCCGCCCGTACCGGCGAGGTTGCGTCGCTGGTTGTCAGCGAGACGGTGCCCGCCGTTGCGGTCCGTCCATGAGTGCGTCTCGTCCTGCGCCGCGTAGGTGATGCGCTGACCGAGTCTCGAGCGGGCCGACGCCGTCACCGGTTCGATCAGCCCACCGTTCGGCAGATTGATGCGGGTCAGCCCGGTGTCGGGGATGTCCGCAGCGATGTCGCCGAGCTCGATCATCGGGACGAGCGCCCGCCAGATGTTG